TTCTTAGCGGGGTCTGCATCGCGGAATGCTTTGAGACCTTTGCGAACGTTCTCGGGTGTAGCCTTGGTATCAATTGCCTTATCAGACTCTGCCTTTGCTGCGGCAGTCTTGAATGTGGCTTTTTCTTCATCAGATTTTTCTGAGCCATCTACGTTGTGGGTTTCGGTTTCCTTACCAGCCTCCGGTGCCGCAGGTTCATCTACAACAGGTGCGTCAACGGGTGCGTCTACAACTGGTTCAGTTACTGCTGAGTCTACTGCTGGTTCTGCTGTCGCAACCGCTGAGTCTAGCGATGCGAAGTCAATTAAAGCATCTGACATTTTGAGTCCTTATATTCTGAGATTTTATTCTGAGTCTCTGAAGAATGATGCATCTTCCCACCATCCAGGATACTTAGGAGACGAAGGCTGCTTTGTCTTCGACTCCAAACAGAACTTCGGTACTGTAAGTCCCGTTATCATCCACGTATATTCCAATGGTACCTCCAGGCTCCACACTTTTCTCACCGCTTTCTGGTCTTCCATCTTTATTGCCCCTGATAAGGTTTTCGATGGTCACACAGTTGGAATTGTGGGTCACGTAGATAGTGCCTTCTGTTCTGAGTTCTTCATCCATGAATTCTTCCAAGCGAGTTTCCAAATCGTCCAGGGATTCCCCATCTGGTACTGGTACCTTTGGGTTGTCAATGTACAAGTCCAGAACATCTTTGTACTTGTCCTTGTCCATGCCTGTCAAGAATCCTAAATTCCAGGATATCAAACCCCGATCTTGAACTGTTTTTAGTCCCAATTCCTCACTGATTATATCGGCGGTTTGCAGAGCGCGAAGCATGGGGGACGATACGATCTTCTTGATCTTCATCCCCTTCATCTTCGCAATACTCTTTGCCGCAGCCTCGGCTTGCTTTATTCCCTCGTTATTCAGAGGAGGATCAAGTCTACTCCTGAACACATTGGCTTCGTTGGCCTCTGTATCCCCATGGCGTTGCAATAAACCTACCAGGGTCTTAGCCATGTTATCTCCTCAGTTGACGGGGTTGTTCTGCTCCGGGTGCAGGTGCTGGTTGTGTGTTCGGTCTTGCTGGTTCATTTGGTTGCTTCAAGGCTTCGGGAATTGCTTTCCCAGCCACCTTATGCTGAAGAGCAGTGTCCGCTTGCTGTTGGAATACAGCGGGGGTACTTTGTATGCCCATCTTAGCGAGCATCTGCGTAGCAACTTCCGGTGGCATCTTTGAAACGTCAGCCGAAAAGCTCTCACTAGGTGGTTTCTCCGGTGGTTTATTAGCTGCCATGATCTTCTTTGCCATAGCAACGTGTGCTTGCCAGTGCAGGTGTACGTTTGCATACCCTGCTTGCTGCTCGGGTGTTCCACTCTTAAACTTCTGACCATCGGTATCATTCATCCACTCGAAGCACTCGTTCGCCTCGACTATGTGGTTTTCGCTTTCGTCTTGTGCAACTTGAATCGTACTGATTTGCGGAGGCGTAGCCTGTATTGCCTGCTGTACCTGAGCCATCATTGCTTGCGCTTCAGGCGGAACTTGTTGCCCCGTCACTTGCGCTTGCTGTACTCCCGCCTGTGCTTTCTGCATAGCGGATTGCATGTTCAAGAACTGCGGATTGTCCATCGGACCTTTACGCAACAACAACTCAAATTCGTTGCGCTGCTTGGTGACCGATGTGGCACCTACTACTTTGAACTTCTTCATGCGCAAACCGCTGGCTACTTCCGCCAAGTTTGACGGACCTAAGAACCACTGGGCCAATAACGGATTAGACGCACTCATGGAAATCATGTTCTCTATTTTGGCTTCTTTCTGCTGCCAAGATTCGGGAAATGCTGGGTTCGATTCAGCATAACACAAAACCTTACCAGCGAGCAAGTTTGCGGTGTTGACCGTTAAGTTGCCACGTCCGGGTATGTTCTGTTTGATTTCCTTGCCATCTCTACATTCGGCTGCGCAACGAACAGCCTGTTCTGCAGCCGCAGCAAACATGTCCTGAATGTTATTCCATGGACATCCGATGCGTTGCAATGCTTGGTCTCTTTGAATCTGTGGGTTGCCTACAGTTTGTTCCCCCGTAGCCGCACCGAACAAAGAAGGTAGTGCTCCTGATATTTCCTCCGACAAGTTCGTAATGAACCATTTGATGAAGTCGGGCAGCGCAGGTTGTGGCTGCGGAGTCGGCTCTACAAATACGTACTGATCCATCGTTGTCAGTCCGGGTTGAACTTGGAACGGCCCGATGCTACCGGGGACGTTTGGCTCGTTCTTTACGGCTTCCATATCGAAAGCTTCAGCGTTCATCCACTTCTTGGGGACGGTTCGTTTGAAGAAATCATCCAGCAAGTCCACCCAGTCATTTATACGCTTCTGAATGGAGATGAGTGCGGAACCTAGTGTACGTCTGTTCTGTCCTTTACCGGGGAGAGGATGCCCGATCACTAAGTGATCATCCATGCTCTCGTTTCTAGCAAATGCAAATTCTGCCCCTGCGCGTGCAAGTAGTGCTCCGTTGGGGAACACTTCCAGCAGCTCTGCTTTAGCTTCATCGCTTACGCCTTGATCTAAAAACATAGAGGGACGGAACCATGTAAACTTCACAGTGGTGTGCCGTTCCAACGAGTCTCCAGTGACGTACGCACCGAGTACCGCCTGTCTCACGTTTTCACGTGCGATGCGGTCAAGTTGCGTCTCCGACATTCCATCGGTACCGGGGTTAATCTTGTCTGCAATCCATGGGAACATTCCTCGTGCTGTGGATACGTCCAAGTCAAGGGAAAGTTGCACGAACGGCATGTCGTGAAAATCATCGATAGCAATCGGAACCTTGTGATCAAGTTTTCCGTGACAGGTTGTGACTTCCCGACCTAAAGGTTTTTTATCTTCACTTTCTGACCCTGCGGCGTTTAGTAAATCTTCTACATCGCCTGAGGTTTTCTCTTCAGACGTTTCAAGGCCCAGCACTTCATCCAAAGCAGTCTGCCCAGTTGGCGTGCCATCAGGTGGATTTTGCTCGTCTTCCGGTACAGTAGGTGCCTTAACGTCTCCTTCGAATCCATATTTCTGTCCGTTGAGTTCGTAGCGAGTCCACATAAGGACTCGGCCTTCGTTCCAGAACATGCGAGAGCAATCCACAAGGAGTGCATGAAGGTTATTGTTTCTTGCCCAAATATCTTTGAACCTATCGGCTTCCTCTGACGCTACTTGGTCTGGACCGTAATCTGGGTTTGCTGGGAAGAACTCAACCTTAGGAACCTCTCGTGACAACGCGGCAACGATAATGTCGCCTTTGGGTCCGTACACGTTTGTGTCATAGGTGGTGCTGCTAGTCTTCTGACCAGACGCTCCCCACTCTGATCCTTGATTAGGCAAAACCCATCCGCCACGCTTACCGCGTAGCAAGTGTTGGTATCCACGCTCAAAGTGCAGAGCTTCCCATGCTTGTTCTACTTCCATTCTACGTGCGTAGGTGTCTGTCTGTGTGGCGATCTTGTCTAACTGTATGAGCGCCCCTTTTGCTTCTTCGCTTAACTGTGCAAACGGTTCAGGGCTATATGGAAAACCCGCGTAGACCCCCAGGGGACTCTCGTTTGGGTCTTCATTTTGAGAGTCTTGGCCACCTAGTTTGCTTCCTGCACCTTTATCTTGCGGCACTACATCTTCTGCGGCCATACACTCTCCTCATTGCTTACTTCTTCATCTTGGAAAAACCCTTTGCGCTTGCTCGCATGTGCGCCATTTCTGAACTGTCTCCAGAATGCGGTTCCTTAGCAGATGCTGGGATTTTTTCACTTTCAGGAATCCCTAGAGCGCGGTGCAACTTACCTCTATGCACGTTGAAGCTTCCTTTTGAACCAAGACTTACGTGCTGAATCTTGTGCGCCTTGTGTCCTATCGCCATAACGTCCCCTTAGTAAACGCTTTTTCCGCTCGGATGCTTTCCCGTAGCCTGTGCGTTGCTTCCCTTGCGAATTCCCATGATCACCCGTTTGAAAGAAGATGGGTTCTGATCTTTCTTAGACATTGGAGCCTGCTGCGGTGATGGGTCCAACTTCGTACGCTTTCCTAAGCCCGTTGCCATGGCAATTTGTCCTTCTTATGCGATGGGGCATTCATTGCCTCCGCAAGATAATCCTGCTTTCCCGATGACTTGAAGTTCGTAGAAGGGTTAGGCAGTTTTGACTTTGGTCGTGCTAATCCTAGGGCCATACTAAGCCATCCTCATTGAGTTGCGACTCAGTTGACCACCACTGTCGATGCGCATCTTTTTCTTTCGGGGAGAAGGTGTGGGGCTTTCACCGCTCATCCAAGAAGGCATTGAAGTAGAATTAGTAGAAGGAGTCGATGCAGGTGCTGCAGGCCCTTGAGGGTCTAATAGGTTACTTTTCTTCTTGCGTCCCATTCCTGTAGCCATTTACTTTTTTCCTCCCCCTCCTATAGATGTAAACACATTCTCTACATCTGCGGCTTTTGTTTCCGTTTTTCTTGGTGTTGTACCAAGTGTTTTCTTCCGTGTATTCGTGGCCGTGTGGGCAGTGTGTAATCTTAGCAGCCCTAGCCCGTATGCTCTCTGCTCTTTTAAGGCGGTTGGCTTCTACCTTCCACACCGCCACTCCGCCTTTAGCGCAGTTTTCCAATTGCTCTTCTAAGCACTCTTGTGAAAGGTTTTCCCACCACAGTTTAACGGCAGTGCTTAGCTTTTCTTTGGACTCTGGTTTCCATTCTTTTCCTTTGAATCCTAAGCTGGGGTTTGCAGTATGCACAGCACTCATCTTTTGTATTGTAGCAAGGGAGTGGTGACGACCTAACATGGGCTTGCCACCTTCTCCCCCATCGGTTAAGTTGTGCAAGCATCCTGTGCCTAAGTCTTTTCTCCCATAGTACCAAATCAAAGCAATCTCTGTCTCATAGGCGTCGTCTTCGGACGCGGCTGGGTAGATTACTATGCGGTCTTTGGCAGGCACCTGAACAAACAAATGCTTCGTATATGCTCTGTACCCTGTGCCCTTTCCAACATAGTATGGTGTTCCATCAATTCTTAGGTACAGGTAGCTGTAATATTCTGGCATTTCTTCCTCCTTCAAAGGTCGCGCAGGAGGTGTTGAAGGCACCTCCGTGCGCTAACTCAGGGAGCAACCCCTGAGGATTTCTTTTACTTCTTGATGGGCGAAAAAAAATTGCAGTATGCGACTGGATGTACTTTCACGTCCCCATTTGGTAACCGTGGGAGTTTGGACAATTCTTTCATCTTTTCCCCAGCACAACCACTCTCTTCCTTACGAAACGCGGTGCAGTTGAAGCAGTGCTCGCTGCTGCCGGGGTGATGCGACATGTACCCAGTGCGTGGCTCCTTGATTATGGAGAATACCATCTTAGCCATTTTTCCTCCCTAACCCTTTCGCCTTAGGCTTGTACTCAGTCTTGCCACCCTCTGCGGCACGCTTCTCCGAAAGCATAATAGCCACAGCCTGCTTCTGGCTCTTTACGGATTTTCCCCCGCCGCCACTCTTCAAGCTGCCTGACTTCCACTTCTCCATCACTTTGTCCCAAGGCATTACTGTGTACCACCTACGGCACTCGCACTCGTGGTTGCACCTGCGGGGACCACAATGGTTGCACCTGAAGTTACCAGAACTACACTCAACAAAGCCGTAACACCTGAGCCTGTGATTGAAGTCACGGTTCCTAGGGGAGTCGCAGCATCTCCCGCAGCCCCATAGTTTTTGCCCCCGTTAAAAGACAGAGCGGGGTGCGCAGCGTCGTTTGAATGTTCAACTGCGTTAGCATCTGCTGCCTGAGCAACAAATGTGGCGTTGGTCCATGGGGTCTCAAAGGTAACCGCTACAGTAGAACTGGGAACAGTTGCGCTAACTGCTGTGGAAACAACCAACGCAATAATGCTGACCTGATCCCCAATATTGACTACTTTTCCCTCAGAATTTATAGCATTACTCATGTCTGTTTCCTATTCTGCGCTTCGCGCCTAGCTTTTGTCCA